CCTGGTAGTGCGGCCCCAACTTTCTAGTAGGGCGTCGTCGGATACTACATCACCAGGATCCTTGGCGGGATCTCCGTCCTCGTCGTACAGCCCCTCGTAGTTCCAGCGGATGGGCGCCGTCCCGGCCCGCTTGAGCATCGGGCAGATCTGCTCGCACGCATCGTTGCCGGTCTTGTCGTTGTCGAGAGCGAGGAAGACACGGGTGAAGGTGCGTGCGAGCAGACCTATCTGTTCGGCCGAGACGTAGGCACCCAAGGAGGAGAGTGCCGGGATACCGAGGCCGAACAGACGGACGGCGTCGAGGGGTGACTCCACCAGGGCACAGAACGATCCCTCGCAGCACTGGTGGAAGCCGAAGAGCGTCTGGCTCTTCTGCATGCCCTCCGGGAGTGTGACAACGTTGCCCTTCTGTCGGTACTGGGCGCCGAGCAGGTCACCGTCCACCGAGCGCAGCGGCAGCACCCACTGGCGGTTCTCCCGGTACCAGCGAACCTCATACCGGTCTATCGCCGTGCGTTGCAGGCGGCGGAAGGTCAGCAGGTTCTCTGGCACGGGGACCATGTCGTTCCACAGGGCGTAGTCGGTGAGGACCGGCATCACCGGGGCGAGGACCGGGGCTGGATCCTCGCGGACCTCGGCCATCTTGCGCAGGAAGCCCTGCTTGGCCAGTTCCTTGTCGAGATCGTCGGGGGCCGACCCCGTCACGTCGATCAGTAGCTGCTGGAGGGTGGTGCCGCCGTAGGCACATGAGAAGCAGTGATGGTGGAAGGTGGTCTTGTTGATCGACCACGATGGGTGAGCGTCGGTCTTGCCCGTACGTTGAGCATGCATGGGGCAGGGCGCCCACACCTCCGAGCGTGACTGTCGCACGGGCACGATGCCCGCATTCTCCAGGATGGTGTACAGGTCGGGCGTCACGGGTCGTAGTCCTCATCGTCTCGGGTGGCCCAACGACGGCGGGCAGCAGGGCTGAGTTGCTGACGCGCCTTGGCTACATCGATTTCGGTGACTGATCCCCCCGACCAGTCCCACTCCAACAACGTGTCCCGGCGTGGGCCGGAACGAGATTCAACGACTCTGAACTTGACAATGGCTGGCCCGGAATTGACCTCATCGACTAACTCAGATGGCTCCTTGTCTTCGCGTACCCTCTCCACCCCGAGCATGATGTCGCAATCCTGACCCCATGCCTGGGAGTACATCGCTGACGAGAGGGACAGCCCCGACTTGGACCGTGTCAACGATGCCTGTGTTGTAACAACGATTGGTATCTTCTGCGACTGCGCGAGGCGCTTCAAGCCTCGGCTGATGCTGGTCATCGCCTGGGGGGAGCCTGCCTCTACCCCCGCTTGCTCCGACTGCATGAGATAAGCACCATCCACGAACACCACGTCGGGTTGGTACTGCTGGACCTTGGCCTGTACACCGGAAACGGTTGTCGCCGCCGTGATGTCGGTGGAGAAGATGAACGGGCGCATCCCCTCCACCTGACGGAGTGCTTTCTGAACAGCCTTGAACTCCTTCTCCGTGAGGGTGCCGTTCATGATCTTGGTGAGTGACACGTTGGAGTACAGCGACACCAGGCGGTCGGTCTGCTCCACGTTGGACATCTCGTAGCCGATGAAGCAGGCCACCTTGGCCTGCAGGTGGACGGCCTTGGCCATCGCCAACAGCGTGGCGCTCTTGAACGACTTGGGCGTGCCCAGCAGCACCACGTACTGCTCCGGCTGCAGACCACCCGTGACGTAGTCGATGCCGTTGAAGCCTGTGGAGATACCACGGAGCATGCCGGGGTTGTCCATGCGGTCGAGTAGCAGTTCCTCCATCGCCACACGGGCCGAGGTGAAGTCGAAGTCCAACGAGTTGGATGTCTCCAACCGTGCCTGGATCAGCGCCTCCTGCAGGATGGTCACCATCTCGTCGGGCTGCTCCGTGTTGACGTAGTCGGCAGCGGCGCTCAGACCCTGGGTGAGGATGACGTACTTGCGGTCCTGCTGCATCCGTTCGATCAGGTAGGACAGCGCTTGCTTCTGCGGCTTCCAGCGGGCGGTGGGGAACGCCTGGGCCACGACGTGCTCGTCGGGTGCGGTGCCGTGTCGGCCGAAGTGATCCAGGAGGAACTGGAACACCCGTTTGTACTCGTCGTTACGGAAGAACTCCGTGGTGATGCGGGCGTTGACCGCCGCACCCATCTCTTCTTCCAGGATCACCTTGGAGAGGAAGGCGTGTGCCCAATCGGCCACTAGAAATCCTCCCCTCGTATGACGGCGTGGCCCGCTTGACCATACTCGTCCAGACGTTGGGGGCTGGAATCATAGATGGCCCTGATGTCGGGCTTGAACCGCAGGGTATTCACGAACGAGTCGTAACCCAGGTATCGGATCGAGTCGTAGGGTATGCCAGCTAGCTCCAGGTACTCGGCTGCCTCGTCTGCCAGGCGCTGGTCCACGAACGTGACGATCTCCACGTCGTAGTCAGGCCAACGCTGGGCGATGGACACCATGCGCTTGAGCGGCACCTCATGCCAACTGATGTGATACGTAGGTGGTTGACGACGTAGGTGGCGCTTAGCCCCCTCGGTCACGGCCACCAGGCAGAGGACGCCCTCTAGTATGACAACAAGCTTCTCACGGTTGTAGACCGCTAGGTCACCGTTCTGCATAGCACGTCACGAACCAGATCTGGATGACCTTCTCCAGCCCATCCAGTTGTGGGTCACCAGGTGGCATGTCCGTGGCTATGACAGTGGGCAGGCCGCTCTTCACCCGTTGGAACAACCGGGGAAGCGCATGCTTACGGAAGAAGGTGATGTCGTGCTCTTCGTAGAGGTCATCGATCCACAGCAGCTTCAAGTCCCACAGCTTGCGGACAGCATCTTCGAAGCTCGCTGATTCGACGTAGAGGTCGTAGTCACCGGAGTTGCCCTGCGACACCTTGTTGGCCGACCACGACTCACGGATGCGATCCATGAGGTTGGTGGCGGTGACGTAGTCCCAGGCGAAGTCGTCATCGATCTCTCGGACCATGCGCTTGGCGGCAGTGGAAGCGATGTACGTGGAACCTGCGCCACGATCCCCGTAGACCCACAGCCCGACCTGAGCTTGCTCACCAGCCAGACCACGCTCGCAGTTCTCCTGCCACAACGTGACGGCTTTCTGCTGGTGGTCGTGCAGGCTGCCGAAGCGACCTGGTCCAGGGATGATGAGTTTCGACAAACCGAACTACTCCTACTGCACCATATGACCGGGAGTCCCCCAGGGTTTACCCCAGGTCCATGGCCATGGCCACTGGCCCTGGGGGAAGTCCGGTTTGAGCCACTGACTCTAGGACTCGGATCCTTGGCGTGTCAAGCGCTCCCGTTCGAAGTACTCCCGTGCCGATGGACGGGCACGGTGAACCTTGCCCTCTCGCCCCCACCACCCGACGAAACGCATGAACGCCGACTGGTTCTCCTTGAAGGTCATCCGGCCAGCCGTGGCGATGAACTCATCGATGAACGTGCGGACCTCGTCCTCGGTGTACACCCGACCGGCAGCCGGGGCCAGGAACGTCGCCCGGATGTAGCCCACCGTCGCCTTGATCGACTCGGCGGGACGGATCTTGCGCAGCCGTGGTATCTCAACAGCCACCTTCTGTTCCCACTCGTTGAGGAAGTAGTTGGCCAGTCGCCGTGACGGGTCGGGATCCTTGGCCCGTGGTCGCTTGGTGGCGCGGCGGTCCCCGGCTGCCATGGCGATCTCTTCTGCACGGCTCTTGTCCACCCCCACAAGCGTAGTTTGGGCGGCGGCATCGCCGCCCAAACGAACCGCAGGTTCAGAACACGAAGTGTTCGGAACCGTAGGTTCCCTGCCTGTTACTGGTGTTACGTAAGTAACACTAGGTATCGGAGGAAGATTCTTCGTCATTGATGCCGAAGATCTTTCGTCATGCTCTAGCAACTCGGTGATGTGATACAGGTTGGTTCGGCTGCTCACTCCGACCCCGGCATCTGGTATCACAGTGAGCAGTCCTGACTCCTGTGCCCAGCGCACGTAGTTCTGGATGCTGCGTGTCGTCACACCCATCTCTCGGGCCAGGCGCTCTTGGCCGGGGTACACGTTGGGATACCACCCGGCGATCTTCTCCAGGAACGCCTTGACCCCCACCCACTGGCGCGCCGAGAGGTTGTCGGGCTTCTTCATCGCCTTCACGGCAGCGAAGGCTTGCCTTCTCTCGGTCTTCCCCCTACCCTGTGACACACGCCCTCCTACGGCGTCGTGAAGAGGCCGGGACGCTTGCCCCGGCCTCTTCCTCGTTACTCGGGCAACACTTCCACCTTGATCCGCTGGCTGTCCAGACCCGGCTCCAGACTGATGAAGATCTCGTTGGTGTAGTTGCCGTGAACGTCCACACCCGGAGCGCAGATCACGTCGTGGCTCATCAGGTGGCCGAGCAGCATGCCGGTCTGCAGGGCATGGTCGTCGTTGGCGAAGTACGGGGGCTGCTTGTTCATGACCTCTCCAGTCGGGGATACTTGCGTAACAGCTTCTCAACCACCACTGTGGCCTGCTCACTCGGCGCTTCGATGTCGGCCTGGCCGTGGTCGGCAGCCTCGTTGCCACTGTCGAACAGGGCGTCGCTGGCTTCGGGGATGTCCCCGGTGTAGCCACGCAACCGGAGCGCCAGCAGTTCGTGCTCATGGCCACGGTTCTCATGGACGGCCACCCAGCCGTGGCACAGGTGGTCAGGCGTGGCGTGGCAAGCGAAGTAGGCGAACGGCTGGTCGCAGGTCACGTTGTCATAGTCGCGCAGCTTCTCGTACTCATCGGCCGACCACAC